GTTTATAAACTACATATTTACCTGTTTTTGTTTTTCCTAAATATAATTAATATTCTTGAACTCTTGATATCATATTACTCTCCATTCCCCAGTATCCATCTGTTTTGGTATATGTTCCACCTGAACGATGACATATTACCATCACATAAGTTCTGTAATCCCAGTTAGTAGGGGTCTTTGCATCATCATACTTAACTGGTGCTTTAGGGCAAGGCAGCCATATAGATAAGTCCTTAACAGTTTTTTGTCTTAAACCAGTGTAGTATTCTCCACTCTGTGCGTAAGACGCTGCGATTGGCTGATCTAATTCAAACTTAATATCTCGTACTACTTCTATATTCTGCGTATTTACTCGTAAGTTGTCAATTTCGTAGGGAACGACTGTGTCGTTAATTCCCACATCATTGTTAATATTATCTAAGAACAAGGAAGGATTAGTTGTACTTCCTGTGCGTAGATTAGGAACTATATTTGCTGGTCTGTTGCCTTTAATTTTAAAAGCTAAAACACGAAAAGATAAAGGTCTTACAGTCTTATCATCATCATTCATTACCGTCATTTTTGTTGCTGTAATCCTCATATTTAATTTCATACTCTTTACGTGTGCCTTATCTCCAATAATTGGAACTGGGGCAGATGCGTCGCCGTCTAATTTAATACCTCCCGTTGGAAGTAGATATGCATAACTTGTATTTACTGTGGATGCGATACCGCCGAGATAGTTGCCTACAACTAATCCACACATACTTACACTACCGCTTGTGGTGTGACCAAAAGCTGGATAACTAGTTTGCTGTGCTTGTTTGAAGCCTGCTGATACAGTTCTTCCAAAAGCATACGAAAAAGCTGGAATGTAATACACCTCTTTCTTTCGCTGAAGCATATTCTTAACTTCCTTTTTTTCAACCTTATTCAGGCCGCTCGGAGCCGATTTCGGCCTTCGGGTTGGTCGTTTTTTCTTTTTGTCGTTCGCCATTATATTCTTTAGTGAGATTTTTATTTCTAAATAATTTCGTTATATAATAAATTGGGCTTTTCGTAATCGGCAAACTTTGGTGGGATCCATTCGTTCATCGGGATGCCCCCATCTCCCTCACCAAAATGCTCTATTACATCTATCCTTCTTAACAATTGTTTTATATCTTCTCTTGTATCATACATCATTTCTGGGTGATAACAACTTGTAATGATTATTCTTTTAGGTACAAATTGCCTGCTACCGCCTTTACATTCCACCCTTGTTTCATACCTGTCTAATAACACTAGTAATCTGCTATACGTACAGAAGTTCTTTCGCATATCATCTATTAATACATCTTCGTGGGCATCATACCCTTCCCACCAAGTAGCTGTTTCCATAGCAATGTAGGCTTCAGGCATTATTTTATGTGCCTTCCAGCTTTTTCCACATCCAGTTTCACCCCAAAACCAACTTACGTGTGGTTTCCAGTTGCGTCCCTTTTCCTCATACTTTAATATTATTTCGGCCATCCTTACTGTTTGTGATGACTTTGCTATTGCTACTATTTCACGCATTCCGCCACCTTCTGTTAATACTTCCCGTATATGTTCTACATCGGTTCTGCGACCTTGTTCGCTTACCTCTCCGTCTTCATATAGGATCTGTTGTTTAGAACAGTATTCACGGTTTTGTTTATCAGTTCCCTTGGCTGTTTCTATATGGGCTTTCGGGAACTTTTTTTTTATAGCACTAAACTTCGCTTGTGATTTTAAATGTACGTATATCTGGAGATGAGGTGTGCCTTCCTCACCCTTCTCATCACCAATTATTAGATACTTATATTTAAGCATCTTGATTTTCTCTACATCATCAAGGTCGTAGTTGTTAATCGTTAGGCAGTAGGTTCTACTTCTAGTATCAGTCATTGTACTATATAGTACTATTATTTCTTTAAATAAAAACTCATAAGTAAAAACTCAAAAGTAGGGGTAATACTAACACCCTACTTTTTCGTATCTGGCTGGTTCATTACGGATGGTGCTGGCGGTGCCTAGCCACCACCACCATCCTTGCTGTATAAATACCGCTACGCTCCTTCCTCGCTACGATGCCCTGCACCATAGACAACTACCTTAAAACTATTAAACTAAGCACCTGCGGTGCTTAAACTAATAAACTCAAGGGATCCTTCTATAGCACTGCCCTTCTCACTTCGTCATACACTTCGCTCGCGGGCTGTTCTTTTTGCTAAATATATAGATGTTTATAAACTACATATTTACCTGTTTTTGTTTTTCCTAAATATAATTAATATTCTTGAACTCTTGATATCATATTACTCTCCATTCCCCAGTATCCATCTGTTTTGGTATATGTTCCACCTG